GATTGGGAACAGGTCGATTGCCCGAATTGTGGTGGCGAAGGTGGCCCGCCCGACGTGTTTGACGAGGATACGGGCCGCTGGTTCTCGTACATTTGTGGGAGGTGTTCGGGTAAGGGTTGGGTTTGGGCCTAACGGTTTCTGGCAAATATTCTGCATGAGGCGCAACGTGTCGAAGCCGCTAGTTGGGTGGAGCGTTGTGCGGGCACCTTGTGGTGCGAACCTGAACACGGCAGGTAATCCGTGATAGTGCCCTGACGGTCGGGCTTGTAGACCGTTAGGATAGGGTCGGGTCGTACCGTCCCTATCCACGACCACTCACAGTGGTTATGTTACAGTCATGTTACAGCCTGTGTTGCGGGTTGTTTCTGGCAAATATTGCCCTATACTGGGCACCGTCACATCAGAGCCTACCAACAGGAGGAAACATTATGGCTCGTCGTATCACCCCTATCGCAGTTCGCTGCTCGTCAATCGGTAAGTATGAGGTGCTCACGGCTAGCGGTTCGTGGGTTCCCACACATCTGCTGCCCGACTACAACAAGGATGTTGTCTTCACTGCCATGCGTGGCCGTGATTGGCCTGCCGTGGGCGAGACTGTCCAACTTTCTGACAGAAATACGCCGAACGAGGTGCCGCCCCCGTTCATCCCTGACGAGGATTTCACGGCCCCTGTCAACGAAGCCGACCAGCCCGACCAGGATGGGCCGACCAACAAGACCGATGGGCCGACCACGGCCCCGACCAACAAGGATGGGAGCATGACCATCGAAGATATCGTTCGCCGTATCGCTGGCGAACTGGACGACACCATGAGGGGCGAACTGAACGAAGCCCTAGATGTGGTGATGGATGACAAGATCGCCACGGCTCTGGCCGAATATTCGCCAGAAATTGTGCAGCCGACGAACGAGGTTCGCACGGTGACGGCCCACATCGAAGTCAAGATGCCGACTGTCACCCTGTCGTCCGACGGCTTGTTCCACAAGGCGTTCCCTGACTTGTTGTTCAACATTCAGGCTGGCATCCACACGTTCCTGCCTGGCAGTCCTGGCACGGGCAAGACGCACAGCGTCGGGCAGGCTGCCGATTTGCTGGGCTACCCGTGGGCAGGTATCTCGCTGGGGCCGACCACCCCAGAGAGCCGACTTGTGGGCGGCATGACCGCTAATGGCGAGTTCTTTGAGCCTCGCATGGTGGACATGATCCGTCACGCTTCACAGAACCCCGATAGCGGGGCGATTGTCTGTCTGGACGAGATGGACAACGGGCACGCTGGCATCCTGGCGACGCTGAACACGGTGCTGGCTAACGGCTTCTTTGAAGCACCGTGCGGTGAGAAAATTCCGTTCGGTAACAATCTGGTGTTCGTCGCTTGTGCGAACACCTATGGCACTGGCCCTACGTCGCAGTTCGCTGGCCGTAACAAGTTGGATGCTGCCACGCTGGACAGGTTCTCGTACCTGCCGTGGGAAATTGACGAGGGACTTGAGGATGCTTTGGTGCGTCGGTTCTTCTCCGACGACGAGCAGACTACTGCATCGGCATGGTTGGATGTGTGGCGTACCGCACGGGCCAATGTGGCAACGCACGGTCTCAACATCTTCGTCACGCCCCGTGGGGCGCAGACGGGTGCCCGCATGGTTGCGGCTGGCCGTGATATCGACAAGGCGTTGATGATGACGCTAGGCAACAAGATTCCTGCCGACCAGTGGGCGAAGATCAACCCTCTGTGACCTGTCCGATGGTGGGGTGCCAATATTTGTCAAATAATGTTGGCATCCCACCCCGAAGTGTGTACACTATTCTCATCGCTCTAGCCTGAAAGGGGCTAACAATGCAAGTCAAGAACGGCAAAGGTATCGGCAAGAATGCCGAAGCAGAATACCATGTGATTCAGTTTGAATCTTTGGCAGAAATTGCGAAGTACGCTCACGACAACAAGACCCCTGGGTTGTCTGACCGTCGTGGTAACACTCACTATAATGTGACCGAATCGTTGCAGGACGCTTACGAGTTGGCTTTGCACGGCTGGCATGATGTGCGCCCCCAGGTTGATGCAACGCTGGAACCGTTGCGTGAACAGTTGGGTAAGGCGTTGGCTACCGTCACCGAACGGGCATTCGACATGACAGGCTTTGAACCTGATATCGACCGCTATATTGCTGGCGAATTGGAGTGCATGATCGAAGATATCTTCGTCCCTGCACCTAAGGACGGCAAGGTGTTCACTTTGCTTGTCGATGCGTCGATGACGTTCGACAACGAGGCTAAGGACATTCTTAAGCGTGGCGCAGTCCTGTGCGCCCTTGTGGACGCTTACTGTCTGCTGGGGTTGCAGTTGGAGGTGTGGGTCGAATCGACCGTCACGGGCGACGAGATTCGTCACAAAAAGTATGGCACCATCTTGACTAAGGTGAACACTGCTGGCGACCCTATCGACGTTGACGCTCTCATGTTTGCTTTGGGTCATGGCGACTACAATAGGCGTCTACAGTGGTCGGTTGGTGAGCAAGACTCTTTCTTCCGCAACAAGTGCGGTTTCTCAGAGTATGGCTATTACGGTCTGAACCGCAACGGCGCCCACATGACCGAATACGTCGGGGCCAGTACCGCTGTCACGTTGGACGGTAACCGCGACATGACCCGCGACCCCCTCAAGTGGGTGCTGACGCAATTGGTCGATCAGGGTGTCGTGGATTCGGAGGATGTGTTCTGATGTTGTGGCTGGTCGGGTTGTTGTTGTGGCTGCCCCCATGTATCATGTTGGGGGTGGCTACGGTGCGGGAAGTGTTGGGGATTTCTGACAGAATTAATGTGCGGCTCGGGTTGTGGGCTGCTGGTTGGTTTGGTACACTGTTGGTGTTCGCTACTGTGGCGAACGTTATCCGAAACCTGGGAGGTTTCTGACATGATTAACTATTACGAGTTTGATGCCGACGAGATTCGGACAGGGTTCGGGGAGGTGTTTTTGGACAGGGAACGTGAAGCGTATGAGCGTTACACCGAATTGTACGGTGCCGACCATGAGCCGTTCCCTGGCGAGGACGATGACGGCTATGACGAGTGGGTTGCCCGTCAGGATGCCGCATATGATGTGTTTGATGATGCGGAGGAATGGTTGTCGAAGCAGGATGTGCCAGCGTACCCGTGGTACGATTGACTGTGACGAACGTCACACACAAGTCTGGTGGGGGTGTGTAACAACCTCGCTATACTAGAACTTGTAAAGATGCTAAAGGCTAGAATCTCCCCCCGAAAGGGGGGAGATGAAGCCCCTAGTAGCCCCTAATGTTTGTCAGAAATAATCCTGCTAGATGTAGCATACAGGACATGGCTACAGCCATAGTTGTGTCTTGTATGGTATATCTAAACGGTAGATATATCCCACCTTACGGTGGTTAAACTGGAAGGACACGTTCACTGTGTCTAACGAAATCTTTTTCATCAAGCCGAACAGCGAATACGTCAACAAGTGGGACGAGTTTGTCCAAACTCTCCCGACAGCGTTCCCTAACGGTATTTGCGACGGGGTGACTTTGACGGTCACGTTCGGCCCGTTGGATGCCGCACCTTACGCATGGCGTACCCGTCGCCACAACGACAGTTGTGCCCGACTGGTGGTCGAACTGACCAACGCCGACCGTAGCGATGTGGTCGCCCAGGCGACCATCGAAGCCCACGATGACTTCAACTCTACCCCGAATTACGGTATCGGGCTGCTCGCCACCCTTGCAGACCGCAACTGGTTGGCCCAACTGGCCGACATGCAAGCCGAATACGGTCAAACCTTGTTCAAGGGAACCTTCTTTGATGTTGAGAAGTTTTTGGCAGAAACCGACGGCAAGTTGTCTGCTGATCGGCAGGCAGAGTTTCTGTTCACCGAAATTGTTATCGGTGAAATGGTTGCCAAAATGGGTGACGACATGGCTAATATTCGCAAGGTGCCAGGCATGTTGGAGTTCTTGCTGGAAGTGTTGCGTGTCACGATGGCCGCTCAGGAAGCCATCTGGAAGGATGACGCACTGTGAGCAACCTTGCATCGTTCGCCTGTCCTGTGCCCCTTGTAGGGCTGTGTAACGGGCACGAATACCTGGCCCGCATCCACAGCATCTACGATGCCCGTATCGACATGCCAGAAGTCGAATACATGTCGGCCGCTGACGCAGCCGTAGCCGTCCAAGCAGTCCACCCGTTCCGTCCTGTGGACACCCTGGTAGCCTACAGCAACTACCATGCCTACAAGGATGATCTGGTGGACATGTTGAAAGACGGTGGCATGTTTCCGCTAACGTTCATTAGTCGTGTGCAGCCGAATTGTGTGGCATGGGTTACTGTGCCTGCCGCCCAGGTTACGGCTTGGGTTGCGGACATGGAGGCTAGTGGATTGTGGGATTTGTATAGTATCGGCACCACCGATCCTGTCTGGCAGTTCTAGAATTACATGATCGTGGGGGACGGAACATGCGTCCAGGTTCCGTCCCCCACCCCTAAGGTTTCTGACAAAAATGTGGTATCATCCACCTTGAACGAAAGGCAACGTTATGAAAACGTTGAACCGAACCTACCCGAAATATCAGCCCACCCTTACGAACGTCGGATGCGCCACCCACGGTGCGCCCGACTGTTTGTGTGACGTTGTGGTCAAGACGGTGGCCCCGATCATTCCAGGGCCACACCTGTTTCATCAACATGCGTTGGATGTGTTGGATGATGATGTTGTGTCGGCCCGCAACATCTATGATTATATGGTGTTGCGGCTGGGCATGTTTGAATCGTTTACACGCCTTGTGGCATGTGGTTGGTGTGGGCAGGAGATGGTGAAGAACCATTCGACTCACACCACTTGTTCATCGAAGTGTCGTATGGCCCAATCCAGGGCGAACCGCAAAGGAGTAGTACAATGACTGATAAGCCGAACTACGAGAACGACTGGTCGGCCCCCGTAGCGAACGAGATTTTTGTTCCCCGTGAACCTGACGCCTATACCAAGATGGCCCGTGTGGTGACGGTAGCCGAAGGCTATGTGATGTATCAGGCGACCAGGGATAATGGGCACACGTTTATGGACGTAATGAAGGTTAACATGTTCAATTATTCGTATACGCTTGCCCCGTACGGTAAGGCACGGTATGTGAACGTTTACGACGGGGACTGGTATCACGATTCTTTGGAATCCGCCAACCATTTTGCCACCCATCATCCTGCGGAGCGGCTTGGTGTGTTGTTCTTGTTGCCTGACGGCACCACAGGGTTTCTGTCAGATACCGAGGCCCGTCGTGAGCGGTGATGACATCGTGGAGCGGCTGCGGGAAGCGCACCAAACAGTACCGATCCCATCCATTGCATCGCTCTACAGCAATGCCGCCGCCGAGATCGAACGGCTGCGTCAGACAGTGCGAGATCGCGACGGGTGGAATGAACATCTCGTGTTGGAGGTGTCGCACCTACTGCTGGCAGTGCCACGCCCGTTCCGAATGATCGTTCACCGCCGTGCGGAACGGATCGCACACCAGGAGGCCCGTCGTGGCTGAGGACCTGTGCAAGTGCAAAGCGCACGACGACGCCAACGAGGACAGCCATCACACCGCCGCTGACCACCGCAGCGACTGCCGATCATGGCCTCCGTGCGGCGGGTGTTGGTCTTGCATGGCTATGACCGTTGTTCACTGGGAGGACGCCCGCCGTGGCTGACGACATCGTGGAGCGGCTGCGGCGTGCTGCTGTCGGCCTTCCGCAAGACGACATGAACCAGACTGCCGCCGACGAGATCGAACGGCTGCGTGCTGAGGCGGAGCGGCTGACGGACGAGTTGCGGCAGGTCGCCAACGAGATTGCATTGGCCGAATCCCAGGAGGCCCGTCGTGAAGTTTGACGAAAACGGAATCCACATCCACCAATCCGACCTGAAAAATCATTGCCTAGAAAAACTGCGACTAGAAACCGTCGCTGTCGGGCCACGCATCGAAAACGACGCAGCGACCGTAGGCACCGCACTACACGCCGTCATCGAACACGAACTGTACGGCAACCTGTACGAAACCGAATACGATGCACGCGGTAACGCTGCACGCATCTACCTGGAACTACTGGAAGAATACGCTGCCGATGGCCGACCCTACGCCCTGTCGTCATTCAACACGCATGACCGCGCAATCGACATGCTGGCAAACCTGGCATCGAAATGGTATCGTTCCAACGAACGACACGAACTACTGTATAGTGCCAATGCGCCGTTGATCGAATGGGGATTCGATCTGCCATTCACCACTGTACCAGTAAAAAAGTTTGGGAAACGGCAAGAAGAAATCCCCGTCTACCTCAGTGGTACTGCCGACATTGTTTACAACAATCAGGTGTGGGATTGGAAAACGGCTGGCAGCGAATACCGTCGATGGGAATACCAGCGTTGGGGACGGCAACCTGACGTGTACACTTGGGCAGCAGTCCAGTCAGGTCTGGTTGTTCCTGACAGTAACGGCCAGGTAGAGTTCTTGTTCAAAGTTTTTGTCAGAAACAACAATTTGGATGAGCAACCTCAAACGGTGTCTGTTGTTCGGTCTGCGAATAATTGGTCATGGTTGGAAACGGTTGTTCACCGTTTGGTGAACTTTGCGTACAATATGGGTTTGGATCGTGAGTGGCCGTTGGACGATCAGCATGTGTTGTGTTCCCCTAAGTGGTGTACGTTTTTTGATGTGTGTAAAGGTTCTCATGTTTCGGGAGAAACATGGGTGTAACATTCCCTGTATCATGTGGAGGTTCCCGATGGGTAACTATTTCAACGACGACGAGTTTCAAGGAGTAGAAACTGTGAAGATCAGCGCAAACAGTAAGCGTAACAAGGGTGCGAAAATGGTTGGTGGTGTGCCGATGGCAACCATCTATCAGGGCATGTCGATTCGACGTTGGAGGACGCTCTCGGGTTTGGAGAATGAAGCATACGACAACACTTACAATGCTTGGTTTGAGGGTGGGCGGTATCCCCACGCCGACGAACGCGAGTTCAATAACGAGTATGAGGCAGAGTTCCGACGGCTGTGTGAACGTGCAGCCGTCAAGGCTGGCTGGCACGCCAACAGGCGTGCGGCACGCAACAACCATCCCACCAGCAAGACCAACAAGAAAGGCAAGTGACCATGACCGACACCACCAGCAACGACCGCAAGATTTCGGTATCGTTCTCCCGTAAGATTTCTGACGGAAATTATGGGACAACCGAAGCAACCGCATGGGTACAGTCCGACACGTTGGATGCCGACCTTGACCCGATCAAGGTTGGTGACCTGCTCAGCGAACTGTTCATGGTTGCCTCAGTGGCCGTGTTCGACCAGTTGGGTGTTGAACATGAACTTGACCCCGAGTCGATGGTTGTGCGTGAGAAGCACGCACCGAACGTCACGAACGTCGGGTCAGCTCAGGCCGCTGTGGAACGTGCTTTCCCTGGGACTAGTAGTACGTCGGCAGGTTCGGTTCGGGTTATGAACCCGACCGATCAGGACGGCCCGTTGCCTGCCTGGCTGGAAGAAGCCTGCGCCCGTGACGGTATCACCGCTGTGTGGGATAACCGTCGTAAGGCGGCTGGCACGAAGCAGCCGCATTTCAAGGAGGCTGTGCCCCGTGGCGGTACGGGTCACGGTAAGGATGGGGAACCTAAGCCTTTCTGGCCTCCGAAGTGACGCAAGTTCGGGGGATGAACGCCTTAAAGGGCGATCTTCTCCTTCCTGATCTGATGCGTAGTTTGCCACGGTGAACGTGACTGTGGTATCAGGTAAGATTCCTGACAGGAGAATGTCGGTGTGGCGAAACAGGCAGACGCAACACACTCAAAATGTGTCGCCCTATGGGCATGAGAGTTCGACTCTCTCCACCGACACCACCACCCACAAACATAAGGAGCAACATGAACATTCATAGCGAACTGGGGTTCGTAACCCCATTCGGTGACACCACCATCGAATTTCATCTCGCCGAAATTTCTGACGAAAACGGTATCATCGAAGGATACGGGATTTGGGCACAACCCACTGGACAGGAAAACGGTTCGTTGATCGCCAAGTTCGATCCGAACATGACCATCGAACTTGCCGTAACGTTCATGGTAATGTTCCAGAACGCTCAAATGTTCGGCCACAGTGACCGTGTAGCCGACTTCTTGAACACCCTGGCAGACGTGCCAGAACCCGAAGTGCTGACACCCGTTCACACCCTGATTATCCCTGACACTGCTAACGTGGAGACTATCAACAAGTGACTGACGAACTAGACATTCTCAACCGTCTAGACAACATCAACCTACACAACGCATACGCCCATTACAGGCCGTTGAAAGAAGCGGCCGACGAATACATTTCGTGGGCATCCACCCCGTCAGAACGTGTCTACACAGGCATCCCCGAACTGGATGCGGCAATGCGTGGCACCGCCCCAGGCGAACTCACATTGATTCAAGGTTTCACCCATAGCGGCAAAACGTTGGTTGCTACAGAACTACTGTTAAACAACCCTGACACACCGATGGTGTTGTTCACCCCTGACGAGACACGACCATTGGTGCTAACAAAACTGACCAGTGCCCTGCACGGTGTCGGCGCACTAGAATTGGAACGTCGCATCCAGGCCGACGACAAGTCGGCCCGTGACCTGCTGGTTGGTACTGCGGAACGTTACAGTCAACTCGCCATTTTTGACGAGTCGGTGTCTGTGGTCGATATGGACAACATGTTGGATGAAGTGTTCCACGCTTTCGGACAGAAACCGAAAGGTGTGATTTTCGATTATGCCGAATTGTTGGAAGGCCCAGACGATGTGAAGTCCAAGATGACTGCACTGAAGGCATGGGGCAAACGGCAGCATGTCGCCCTGTTTGTGTTGCATCAGACTTCCCGAACCTCGGGTTCGGGTGGTCGTAAGATGCAGATTGATAGTGGTTCGTTTGGTGGCGAGCAGCAGGCAACCCATGTTATTGGTGTGCGTCGCAAGAAATATATGCACATGGCGATGTTGACGATGTTGGAAGAAAAGATTGCTAACTCTAGTAATCCGAAAATGATTGAGGAATACAAGTCCCGTATCCGCCAGATCGAAACGGTTGATCTGCCCAGGGATTTGGATACGGTCACGGTTTCTTTGGTGAAAAATAAGCGGCCTCCGTGTGATTTGGTGGACGATATTGATTATCGGATTGATGCTGGTACGGGTCGTGTGCGTCGTATTGAGAATGTGGTGGACGAGTATGGGCAGACTGTTCGGGTGGCTAAGAGTGTTGCGTATGATTATTTGCGTCAACGTCGCCAGGTTGCTCATGTGGAGCAGGCTATGACAGAATTGGAGGAATTCTAATGTATGGTTGTGGAGATGCGCCGACCTGGCCCGAGGTGGCAATGGCGGCAACCATCTTTGTTCCAATGCTAATATTCGTACTGGTTCTAACTTGGATGGCATGGAAAGATTAGAGAACCATGTTTAAAATTGTGGCAATCATTGCAACCATCATGCTAACATGTGTAGGTGTGATCGCACACGCCATGTGGCATGAATGGTCACGAATCAGCAACAACCCTTACGAAACGGACAACGATGAGTGACGAAGAAATCGTGCAAACATTCGCAAACCTGTTCGTCGGCCGCACCGACGCATACGGCACCGACCAAGGCGGAGCCTGCTGGCAGGCCGTCACCCTAGAAACCTACGAACGGCACCTGACGGGCACCGAACCCATCGGTATCTACCCTGTCGTCAACAACATGGTACGCTGGGGCTGTTGCGATATTGACACGGGCGACTGGTCGGAAGCCTACCTGTTGGCTACCGCTCTACGTGGCATGGGGCTGGTGCCGTGGGTGGAACGGTCACGTTCAAAAGGTTGGCATATCTGGATATTTCTGCCAGAATTCGTTACCTCTACCGAAATGCGTCGCTGCCTGAAAGTCGCCTACAAGGCAATCGACTTGCCCGCCAAGGAAGCGAACCCGAAATCTGAGGTGTTGCGTCCCAACCAGTTAGGTAACTATGTTCGGTTGCCATATAAGGCAGGGTTGGTGCGTGATCCTGAGCGTCAAACGATGGTGACAAACTGGACTGCTGTCAACGACGGCACTCCTGTGCCGTTGTGGGCTTTTGACGCAAATTTCTATCATCCAGGCAGACTTTACAGTGACCCTGCTAAGGTTAAGCATTGGGCGTCGAAATGGTATGAACCCGCACGCCGTTCCACACAGATCACTACCGACGTTGATGATGTTGATGTGCTACGGTTGGCTGATTTGTTGCCGTCTGATTGGCGTAAGATTTGGTTGACTGGCGAGGTGCGTGACAGGTCTGCTACATTTGTTGCTATGGCACACAATCTGGCTAAGAGCGGCTGGCAGCCGCAGGATGTTTACAACATTTTGTGGGGTTGCCCGTGGAACAAGTATCGTGACCGTCGTGACGGTGAAGGATACGTTCAGGACATTGTTGACCGAGCCTACAGTTGATGGGGGGATCATGTTTCTTGACGGTGGCGCACAGGTTAAGGATTGGCTTGTTGGAAATTTTCCGAACATGCAGTGGGGTGTGCATGAACAATACGATAAACACATGATGCGTGTTGTGGGGCTATATATGAGTGTGGTTGTTGTAAGATTTGAGTGCGGCGCTACTCCGCACACAGATTATCTAGATATCTGTGTAGAGCAACAGTTAAGAAATCCGCACGTTTTGTGGGAAAAATTCCCGCAAGGATGGGCAGGTGAACATGTCGAAACCGAACACACAATCGCATTCTAACAGTGAACCGTTCACGTTATGGGTGCCGTTCCCCGCTGTCGCAAAGCAGCGTGCCCGTTTGGGGCGACGCAGACGGGGCAGGAAACAGGTTGCGTTCACTCCTGCCGCTACGAAAGATTTTGAAACCAAACTGGCAGATCATGTGACCGAAAACTTGGGTGACCATCCAGGTTTCGGTACTCGTCCCGTATGTTTGGAAATAGATGTTCACCAGACAGGGTTCCAGGTGACGGTACGGTACGCCGAATCTAGTGTGCGCCCTATCGGGGTGCGTGGCGATCTAGATAACTATGTGAAATCCATCAGTGATGCGTTGAATGGTGTGTTGTGGCATGATGATCGTCAGGTGGAGTTGTTGACGGTCGGTTTTGTTGGGGTGCCTCGTAAGGGTACCGTGTTTCTGTCAGAAAATGTTGGAGGGAACCAATGAATAATACGGATGATGGCCGTCGTTGGCTGGTTGATTTTTTGGATGATTTGTGTTGGGAGGCTCGCCGTTACGGGCATGATGACCTCGGTCTGGATGGTTTAGGTGTCAATTATGATGGCAGCCCTGTGGATGATGACGAATTTGATGGCCTCCATTTTGAGGCTGTTAAGTATGCTGATATGCTTTGGGATCGTGGTTTCAGATTTATGGGGGAGTACCAATGAATTTTGAGGATCAAGTTGAAGAACTGGAAGATGAGATTGAAAGGTTGGAGGCTGAAAACTTTAGATTGGCAACCAAGATTGAAAGGTTGGAGCGGTGGAAAACCGATGCAACCTATGTGATTAACGCATGGGAAGAAGCGTGGGAATCGGCTGCCGTTCCTGACAATCTTGGGGCAACTAAGAGCGAGGCCATGTTGGATGAAATCACCCGACTGCGGAACGATCTTCAGTTTGAGCGTGACGCCAACAACATCATGTCGGCACTCATTACCACCATCAGCGTTGAAGGTGCCGCCGAGCGCGCCCAGGCCGACCAGATGGCTAGGGCGTTGGCGGCGGTGAAGGCCGACCGACCGTCAGTACACACACACGAAGTGTGGACGGCCGTTTGCGATGCACTGGACGACTACGGGAAGGCCCGACGTGAGCGGTGAGCCGTGGTGCGACGACTGCAACGTCCGTCGTGGTCGGTTGGAGATTACGGGCCGAGTGTTGTGCTGGCTCTGCCGCTTGCAACGCAAGGGAGGCCTGTCGTGATCGTTCGTGAGCGACACACCCTTGCTGCCGTTCTCGCCACCTGCGTCGGCATCACCGAAGCCGACGTTCGCAAATGGACACAACACCCATGCTATGATATTTATCTGGTGCAAGCATGGAACCATAAACGCTACCGAGTGACAGGTTTAGAAGCCTACAAGGAGCAATGCCGCCGTGGCTGAGCATCCGTATCGCCAGAACCTCACCTACGACGGCCACACGCAGGACATTTGGACGCTGGTGTTCCGTGCCATTGAGGAAGGCGCAGAACGTGTTGAGGTTCGGCACAGAAGCGGCACCACGATCATCGTTGACATACCCAACGAGGCCCGACGTGGCAATAGGTAGCGCACCCGAAATCGGGCTACAATTCCGAACCGCCAAAGACATGACCCGCCAAGACTGGGAACAATGGTGGAAACATATGAGAACCGAATGGTCACCAAACCTGATGGCAGGAGAAGGAAAACTAGTATATGTCACAGACGAAGCCCAACAAAGATTCAGACGGAATGTTCTACTATCAATGCCGAACCTGTGGGAACTGGGTGGGCCAGATAGATGACACCTATGTTCCGTGGTGTGGACACACCCTGAACCGTGACAAGGTTGCTAGAATGACCATGATGGAACCCGTCACCGACACGGGCACATTGAAAGGCAAACGATGACTTTTTCTGACAGAAACTGGGAACAACGAGAAACCGTACTAGGTGACCCAGCCGAACACGCTTTTGAAACATACGCCAAAAACGCGAACCTGTGTATTGTCCGATACGGACTCAACAGGCCACCAATCAACATGTTTCGTGTACCCGTCCAAATCAGATACACCCCCGACTATCTAACAGATCACGGACTTGTCGAAGTTCAAGGTTGCGGGACTGACGAAACATTCAAATTTAAGCACGACAAATTGTGGGCCACTTCCCAGTGGAACAAGATGGATGACATGTGGTGGTTCCTGTGGAACCAGCCACTAGATCAACATGTGATCGCATCACACCAGTTGATTGTCCGACTAGCATCCGATGTGAACGGCATCTCCTATAGGCCAGATGGCTATTTCGATGAAACGAAACCGTTTGCCGCAATTCCGTGGGGTCGCCTGTGGGCGGCAACAAGGTGACGTAATGAAATACGGCTACCTAGATAAGTTTGAACGCCACGAACGTACCGTAGGCGAATTCCACACACAGTTACATGACCGTGAACGCCAACTCTACAAGACGCACAGGCAGCCAGAAAACGTGTATCAGGCATTGATGGAAACGTTACCTGGCGAGGATGTTCCGATGACCGATGAGGAACGTGAACAAGATTGGGAACTGTTCTCACAACGTGTACAGAACGCTGGTCTGACGGAGCGCGAAACGCTGGTGGTAAACTGTATCGTGTATGGCGGTCGCAGCCTGACACAGACAGCGACCATTGTGGCGCAAGCAGAAGGGCTATCTAGGGCACCTGATAAGATGAGCATGTCTCGTTGCAGAGATCGTGCGTTCACTAAACTTCGTAAAGCATTTGAAGGAGATATCTGATGGAAAGTTTGGAACCTGGAACCTGGGAATGGGGTGCTGCCGACATTATTCTTCGGCACGAAATGGATGTGACTTCCCGCAAAACTCGTGCCGAGTTCGGCCCACTGTTCGACCAGGGCATGATTGTTGCTATCGGCCAGTGTGCATGGGCTGAACTGAAACGGCTAAATGTGCCGTGGACGCTGATGGATCAGGTCAAGTTGATGGCTGGCAAGCAGCATGATTACGGGCATGGCAACATCACAAAGTTCGGGCAGATGGGTGTCCTTGTCCGTCTGTGGGACAAGATTGCACGCTACAACAATCTGATTCGACGCAACGCCGATGCTGTCAACGAATCATTGCAGGACACGTTGATTGACATGATCGGCTATGTTGTCATCCACCAGATGTTGGCGTTGGGAACATTCATGTTCCCCCTAGAGGCAGATAAGGAGCCGTTCTGATGGCACATTACGAGGATCGTGACGGAGAAATCGTATATGTACCGATTGACGAAATTTCTGGCGAAAAAAAGATGGCTGACGGATCAATGCGATTCAAATTTTTGGGTGGCCCATACCATGACATGATCTTCCGTGTCTACCCACCCTACGACATGATTCGTTGGCCCGACGGGACAACCTATCAGATACATCCGCCACTGAATATGAAGAAATCGAAGAAATGGGTTTACACCCATGTGCCACAATGGGAGGGGCAAACTGATGGAACCGTTAACTGACCTAGATATGATTCGTGACTGGCTTGACTCTAAAGGAGTCACCTTGTGGGCTGACTGGACGCTTACTGACCCCGCTGATCGTGACATTGCAGCCTTGTGGTTCCTGCGGGAATATCATGCGTTCCAACACTATCAGAACACGCATCGTGCAACCATGCCAGCCAAAATGGGTGCCTACGATGTTGTCTGACGAACTAGAACAACTAGAATACGACCTCGGCAGATTGGAAACCCTATTGAAACAGGCTGGTGCGCCACGGGCCATCATGGCCCGAGCCTCAGAAGCCGCCCTGGCCGTATACTGGTTACAGAAAGAACAGGCACGCAAATGTTGACAGCAATAGACGAAAATGACGACTGGTATCAGCCATATTTCACAGAAACCGAGATTCGTGAACTAAGAGAAGCAGAACAAGACATTCTCACAGAGTTTGAACCCACCGACTATCATGTCGTGTTCTCCATGTCAGCCCCCGAAACACAACTAGCGGCCCTGTTGGGTCACATCTGGCAGACATGGTGCGACACCCCTGAACAAGAATACTGTGATTTCCTGTTCACCATAGGAGCAAACCTGGCAGAAGCATACCTGTACGATCCGAACATCGAATACGATGAACAAACCACAGAGTACGCAACCATGTTTCTCAAAGACTTTGCGTTCACCGACGACGAAGAAGATGACGACGAAGATGACGAAGACGGCGATCTAGTGTAAGATTGTTTCTGCCAGAAAACACGAACACCCCACCCGTCACGGGTGGGGTGCTTCGCGTCACCAACCTATTCGTCCCAGTCACGAAACTTTCGTAAAGGTGATTTACCGACAGGTAAAGCATCGCCATCACAACAAGTGTCTTTCATGCCACACATAGGGCAACGCCAACGACATTGGACAGCAGGATAATCTTCACCACAATTCGGACATTCAAGTAGACCAGCCATCAGATTTCTTCCAAAAATTCTATGGCACCCACAAACTCCCAACTTCTCCCAGGTTTAGCAGGCGGCAAATCAACAGGCACAGGTTCGGTCACAGGTTCGATCACAGGTTCATCATCTGGTTCCATCAGGCACCTCAATAAAAACGTTACCCACATTATCAATAACAGATTGGTCAGGAATATGGGCATGATCCCACCCGTATCTGCCGCCATCCAGCAAGACGGGGACACCGAGAGTGACCCCGTTGAAAACGTTTCCTGTCCAATCGGTCGCAGACACAATCACGACGCCAACCCAATGTAGGAGTTCAAGGCAAATAGTTCGGCGTCCGCCAGCGGCCGCCGAAACACTGCCGCTCCGAACATTTCCTCGTCCATAGCACCGCTAATCCTGAACGGAGCAGTGTTGTTCATATCGAAGTTTGCAATGCTCGTGTTGCCCACACGGGCATTGTTCAACGTGCAAGTGTTGTCTGACCCCCTGCGCACCAGCCCGATTACTTGAACAACCCCGTTTGTAAGAGTGGGTGAAAATCCTGGGTAGAAGTTCCAGTTCGTTGCTGTGGCACTGCCGTCACCTAGCGCAGCCTGCAAGCCCGTACCCGTGCTAAAGATGCGAAGTTCGTACCCTTTCTGTCCCGTGGGTGACAAATCGGTGGACTTGGAAACGAACCGTCTGAAGTCGGAGTTTGTTGCCCACAGTCGTTGAGCGAATACGATATGGAAGTCTTGGTTCGCCAAGAAGTTGAGCAGCGGATGGTCGGCCACCTGACAGTAGTCGTCGGTGCCTAACAGCCAGGTAGGTCGGGTCACCACCGTGGACTTGCGACCTAGCGTCGAACGATTGATCGTGACCGTCGCGGCGTTCGCAGACGACTCGGTGAACGACGTAGCACCACCCGAAGTCAACCTGGTGAAATTAGCATCAAACACCGTAGTGCCGCCCGACCGTACCTGTGCCCGATAAACCCTGCCAGCGAGCAAATCAATCCCTGACTGTGACCCGACAGCCAGGGAAACCGTAGAGTTCGCCAACGCCACAGCAGGAACACTAGCAGTAATAGTGGCACCCACCTGTGTCCAGCCTGTATCGACCGCCAAATCGTTCGCTGCCGCACCCTCAGTCGTAGATTTCTGAAAAAATTTCACCTCAGCAGGCGAAGCAGTCCAAGTGGCCTGCAACAACGTGACCGTACCAGCCGTAATTGTTGGAGACACCGAAGGAGAAAAACCTGTTGCCGTAGTCCCGTTGGTAGACAAATACAAAGTCACATTCGTACCCGTATACGTAAACAACCAAGACCTGTCCGTACCAGAAGCACTATAATGGCCGACAAATGTTTGAGTGCCCGACACCACATCCATCGCTACAGCCACACGCACATCCAACGAAGTTGAAGGCGTGTACGCCGCCAAATCAGGAACCGTTGCATTATTGCCAGCCACCCCAGGCAGATACAGATAGTTCGTGCCATTATGTGGCAACACTTGCACATCGTTCGTGTCCACACCGCCAGTAGACCCGTTCTGCCCATCCAACAAGTTGCCTGCCTGACCCTGGTTAGAAAAATTACCAGCAGCCGCATCCAACCATAACACGGGCGTTGGCAACGCCCGACCACGCTTAACAGCCCTCGGAATAATCCGAGGATTATATAGCGAATCAACAACCCCTGACAGGACTGCCATGTTCAGACACCAGTGAACGAAGTGTTCAACATGAAAGCCGTCTGGATGGTGGCACCGTTCACATACACCACCCTATAGTAGCGGGTAGTGACAGGAACAGACAGCACGACAGCAGTGTTAGCGGCCACCGTCACATCGGCAGTGTTGCGTCGCCAAGTGACGTTATCGTTAGATGATTCAATACGAATAATGCCAGCCTGGTCAGCGAACGCCATAGCGTTAAACGCAGAATAACGATGAGTGTTTGAAGCAGCAATACCAATGTCGCGGGCAGTACCGTTAAACGTTGCGGCAGCAGCCAGCGAGGTAGTGGATTCGTTATAGTAAATGTTGTTCTGTGAAACCGAGTTGAGTGAACCGCTAGTAGCGTTCACAGGGATCGGGTTCTGTGAACCCTGGGAACGGAACCCCTGAATATAGACAGGAGAGTTCGGGAAATCTTCAACCACAACATGACCGAACGTCCAAGTAGTAGCCGAAGCAGGAGCGGTCGTACCGTTAAATTCCCACAAAAACACATACAACGGAACGGTCGCATCAGGGATGTTTTCGTAACGGCTAGCACGAGTAGCGAACGTCGGAGTGGTTGCGGACGCACGCACCGCATCCGACAAGAATACGTCACGGCCAGTCAATTCGGTAGCAACCAGCGTACCAGGCGAAGCAGTCGTGTTAATCGTCGCCACCGTATCACCCGTAGCCCAACCGTTACGTTGCGCATCCCAGTTCACTGCCGTAGCAGTCGTACCCGTAAACAGGTTGCGAACATAGTTTCTGCCAAAAACTGTGCAAGTACCCGAACCCGAAGCAGGCCAGCCAGCAACCGTAAACTGGATAGTGTTCACATTAACAATTGAAGCAACAGCATAGCGGCCAGGTACACCAGCAGCACCCGTGATACCACCAATCAACACGAACTGTCCAACCATCTGTGCAGTGAAACCGTGCGACGGAACAGTCACATTCACTGTTGTAGAGTTCACAATCGTATATGCCAAACCTTCACCAATCAGGTCAGCCAACAACACTGCCATGTTGTTGTTCGCAATACGTTGCGAAGCGGTCACAGTGAAACGCAACCGCATCGAACCAACATGTGCCTGACGGCTACGAGCCAAAAATTCGGAGTTCGTAGCAGTACCAGACACAATGTTCAAACTACCAGAAGCCTGGTTGTAAGTTACACCCGACCCGACAATAGGGGTAGCAAAAAACGTGTCCAACACGCTAGAACCGACAGCCGAAAAACCTGCCGTAAGCGAAACCTGAGATGCGGTAACAACACGACGCGCAACCCCGTTAATTAGGTCAGTCGCATCAAAAGATGCGTAATCAAGATCGTTGATACTGTTTGTCATTTAAACTCCTTCACTTTCCAGTAGAAACAAGATCGGTGTCAACCAGGTTAGACTGGGCCATCAAACCTTTCAACATTTGCGGATGCAACACCATCACAACACTAGGCACACCCAAAGCCTTATAATGTGCGAACAATTCGGGAGTCACATTGATTGCAGGGCCAGAACCAACCAGCCACACATTCGCAAACTCTTTAAACGAAACCAGAACAGCAGTTTTCATATCGTCCTCATCTACAACAACAGGTTGACCGCTGATCGGCCAAACATCAAGTTTCTGTCCAGAATACAACTTTCTAGACTTCGGCACCTCAACAGGTTGAACATGCCACGGCTCCTTATTTACGTTCCCGAAATGTAGCAACCCGAACTGGGAACAATTCTTATTCATCCACACCAAATCGCCAACAAGATCGGCAGCCAACGCAAACCCGTCACCAGTTGTTTCCTCATGGTACGACAACCCTGGCGGTGCCGCCGAGGCACCCGACACATGTTTCCAACATTTCCCATCCCACCGAACCTCGCCAGGACAATCCACAGGCTTATATCTAGATTTAAACAAAATGGTTTGCTGCTGGCTAGAACGGCCACCACCACCCAAACCGACCTCGCAACCCGCCTTCTGTGAAGCATCAAACAATGCGACCAGACGGCGACGCAACTCTGGATGCAACATCATCCAAGACTCACGGGACTCTAACTGTGGCAACGTTAAACGGGCATTATTGTAACCGAACATGTAGGTTTTCATGCCGTCAACTCCAATCCCGTAACAACTTTCCGTTTATTAGATGATTTCGTAACTTTCTGATCGACCTCTACTAACAAACCAAACAACGTATCATGCCCCACAGCCAACTCGTCAACCCTGTCATGTACGGCCTGCAACTGTAATTCGGCAGTTTCCCGATGCGCTTTAATCAAATCCAACACAACCTCCTGGTTGTGTTGGATCGTTTTCAACTCTGCGGTTTGCTCAATATGTTGATTAGTGGAAGCAGACCTAGAACGCCACACCGTCAACACCGTGCCAGCCAAACCTAGAACACCAACAATGGTCGCAGACACTACCGCTTCCATCACCCACCAGCCTCCTGATTGCGACGGAACTGTTCACCGCTACGGGAACGATCCGTGTTCTGGCGGACACCGATACCCAACAACTGTGACAAAGCCGTATACGGTGCCCGTTCCTGCGCACGGGACGACGACGGCAACGGGTTCCCAGGAGCCACCAGATTTGCTATAGCGGCCGCAGAAGCGGCCTGATTGAACCCTGGCACCAAAGCCCCCAACTGGTACTGCCAACGGTCACTGGTCATCGGGACACCATCCTGCATAGTGGTTTGTGCCCCAGGCAACAACCTGTCCAACACCTGCATACCTGTCCCAGCCTCAGATTGATCCTTGAACGGGATACCACTAAACGATTGGCGACCAGCCCACAATTCGGGCAACGCTTTCACCCACGGGGCGGTTTCTGACAGAAACTTGATATCGGTCGGGTCGGTCAACCCCTCAACTTGTCCAGGGAACTGGACGGCAGGCAAATCAGGGAACAAATAGTTCACATCCCCCTCAGCGTTTGGGCCACCGAAACGGATCGCGCCAGCGTTCTCAAACCATTTCGGAACCAACGTATCTTCCTCCTGGCCGTAACCCAAGTTACGTTCCAAATTCACATACGACCTGTTTAGTCTGCCAGGGACACGATACCAGGTTTGGGCCTGCAAAGCCATGTTGCGACTAAAGAACGTCCAGAACGGGTTAGCCAACTTGGCTGCACGATCAAAATCGGTGATATCAGTATAGTTGAAATGCCATTTGTTGACAACATCCACAGCCTGATCGACCGTGCCGCCACGATTCAACACATCATATGCGTGTGCGCCACGCACACGATTCTCCACACCCTCACCCAAACGGCGGTTCACTTTCAACAACTTGAAATCTGGTGAAAACGGATTCATAGAACCAGCCCTCAAAGCACCATCAGTGAACTCGCCAGCAGTCTGACCCGAACCCGACGCAGACACAACACCCCACGCATCATCCAACATCTTCGCATCCTCAGGGCCAAAAACACGGATAGCGTCATCCATGTAGCCGTCAGGATTCTTGCGAACCATCTCATAAAACTTTTCAAACTTCTTCACGTTCTTGAAAACTTTGGGGCCAGCCTCCAAATACATGTTGAACATCGCACTATAGGCGTTGCGGGCATGGAAACCTGGCCGCAAAATAGCGTACCCCTTCCACAAGTTCACATACTTGTTCATAAAATCGCCAATCAACGGCAACTGTTTCCGCACCGATTCCACCTCGGTAGCGTCACGCAACCAGTTCGGAATCGACTGACCATTCGGCATGTTCGTCATATTTTTCGACACAACAGGCATAATTTCGTCAACAAACTTGCTGTCATTCAACGACTTGACCAAATCTTCCAACTTGACAAGTTCGTCACCCTTCGCCAAAATGGCGGTATCGGCAGCCTGAGCGGCAGCCTCCAAACCAGCGATAGCGTGAACAACAGGATCGTTGCCTTGCTGGGCGAGAATGGTTTGCACAACCCGAACCCTGTCCTGTAGATCGGTGACATGATCTACTACCCGATCCGTTTTGATCTTCCCACCCTTAGTGGCATAGCGGCCACCTTTGGCCGCATCCTGTTGGATGCTGATAATCTTTTGGAGTTGTTCATCCAACTTTTCTAGCACAGCAATTTGGCGTTCCGTCGATACGGAAGCCAAATCGTATGCGGCAACAGCAGCCGATTCCTCAGACAGTAGACGGTCACGATTCAATGTGGCAGTCTCTAGACGGGTTTCTGCTTCCATCACACGCTGATCGGATGGTAGCGGGCCTTTACCTGGCGGATTCTTCTTCAACGATAGTTCATCAATCTGCCCGTTCAGATCATCGACCTGTGCTTGCAGATCGGTGATCTTTTTCTGACGAATATTTTGTTCCTGCTGCACCAGTGGCCGTGTAGCATCTACGGCGTCCGACAAAGGCATGTTGGTTTCTGGCCCCAACAATTTGCTAACCTGAGAACGCAAACCTTCCGCCTCGGCACGGGCAGCAGCAATCTGCTTCTCAACCTTTACAATAGCCCTCTGAGCCTTCTTGCGGACACCAGGACGCTCAGAACGCACCACAGCAGCCCAACCATCCCTAGAAGCCTCCAAAGAACTTATCTTCGATTCCACACGCGCCAACCGTTGACGGGCATCCGTCACCTGACGGCCAGCCTCCAACACCCGTTCCCGCAACTCCCTGACCTGAGTCTGAATTTCTGCACGCCGCCCTCTGGCTGCTTCCGCAGCCAAATCCAACTGGTTACGACGCAACACTTCACCATTCGACAACTCAACCAACTGTTCGCCCCGAGTCTTAGCAATCACCTTTTCGGCATCAGCGATTTCTTTATCCAAACGGGCAAGCGTTTCAGGATCAGCCTGACGGGTAACAATCTTTGTTGCAGTCGGCACAGTCAAACCAGCCTCAACCAGCATGTCAATCTGTTTTTGGCGACCCAACATCTTCGACATTTGATCGACGTAGCGAGGCATGATTTCTAGAATATCGTCATGGAAAATTTTGACACCCTTAACATCCATAGCGATATCGTTGATTTCTTCAATAGTGCCTTCCTGCAACTTGCGACCCAAAAACTCTCCGTCTTTCGACAAAAGACGGGTACGGGCAGAACCCTCCTTGGTCAACAAGTCTTGTGCAATAATGTATTCGGCAGCATCCGAATCCGTTTTAGCCAACTTGCGCCAATCGTCAGTCAAATAGTGACTGACATGCGCCAAATCTTCTGTAGTGATATCACCAATCTGGACACCAGCATCACGCAACTCTTGCAAAATGCGTACACTTTCGCCACGAATAGCATCTTCCAATTCGCCAGGCACCATCTTCTCAGCATCCATAGTCAAACGGCGGCGAGTCTCATCATCCAACTTGGTGATAGAATCCTTCCAATCAGTAGTCAAACGTTGCAACGTGTTATTGGCCCACTCTCGTTCAACCCGCACAGCCGTATTCACCGTCGTCATAGCCTTCAAAGCATTCGCACGTTGCGCCACAGGCGCAGACAAATCATACACAATCTTAGACAAACCATACTCGCCAGCAGCCCGCTTCGTAAACGCCTTGCGGCCCACAGCAACAGGACGAGAAGTTTTGACAGGAGCCTTGATGCCACCCTTCAAATCTTCCCACACCTGCAACATTTTACCCGTCTTAGATGCGGGAGCCTTCGACAAACCCAACGCTGCACGCTCCGCCTCGCTAATGCCTGCACGCGCCAAACCGCGCTCCGTGATCGCACCAGCACCACGACGGGCAGCATCCACCAACAGGCGATCAACCGCTTTAGAAGAAACACCAGATTCCAACGCCTGTGTAGCCAACTGCTTACCAATCGCCTTACCAGAACCCTGGTATAGTGCTTCACGCAACGCACCACTAGCAGGCTTGAACGCCACATTCTTAGCGATAGCAGAACCGCCAGCCGTCAAATAAGTCAACGGGTCAAGACCAACATCAAAAGCCAAACCTAACGCTGAACGCTGCCAGCCCCCAGGCATCTCAAAAACCTGATCCAATATCAATTCTTGTGAACCTGCACGACGATTCAACTGCTGCCTAAAATCGTTCCAAGACCCTGTACCTACACGGGCCAAATCGGCCTGCCGTTCCTCATCGGAACGACCCCACGCTTTATCCATCCACTCACCAACACGAGAACCATAAATTGTGTCAGACAACTCTTTCACACCAGAAGTGACCGCTGCCCGACCATAGTCGGCAGCAGACAACAAACCGCCAACAGCACCCTTCAAAACGTCACCAACCTGAAAACCGTCATCCTGTTCCTCAGGTTTGACAGCAGCAGAACCCTTGCTTCCAGGCACAATATCGGGCCGTCTACGGGCGGCACGAGGAACAGCCGTCTGTCTCCGCTGCTTAGGCGCGCGAATAGACTCAATTCCTTGACGATATGATTCAAAATCAAACGGCACAGCCATCAATCATCCATTCAACAAACCAAGCAAAGCCAAATTTTGCATAACCTGTTCACCTTGCGGAGTCGCAACACGACTCCGCTGATTCAACCCGATACGATTTCCCAAATTGCGTTTCGACAACTCATCCAACTTTTTGCGACGATTCGCCTGCTGCTCATCACGCGCCCATTTTGCTTTATCCTCAACAATTTTCATAACAGGCGTAGGTTCAGCAGTAGTTGTAGGTGCCCAACCAGAAACAGCATTTTGTGTTTGCGCAGCAAAAGCGGGACGCAAATTGTAAGGCACAGGAGCATAACCCATCAATTCGGCAGCCTTATTCCCAATCATTCCCGCAGTAGCCCGAGCCATATCTGCAACACCTGGCGATTTGCCCTCAACAGGTTTCGGGGCAGGAGTTTCCCAAGTTATTTTAGAAGCATTTGAACCCTTAGCCATATAGCGTTGACGTTCCCCAGCATACTTCGCCATCAACTCATCAACCGAAGGCGCACCCATTTGCTCATACGGAGTTGCAAACATGTTATTCAAAGTCGGCTTCAAACCAGCATCATACTTATCTCTAGCAGTCTGCTGCTCCAACTCAAACTGCTTCCGTTTCATTTCCTCACCAGCAAACTGGGAAGCCAAATCCAAATAGTTGATTTCCTGCTTGTTATTAGGATCATACTTTGGGATCAACCCCTGGCGGCGGGCCTCATCAACAGCAGCCTTAGGAGACATGCCGTCGAACTGGATGAAATCCATGATCGCACCCATATTGGGGTCTTGACCCCAAACAGCCTCAACCTGATTCACATAATCGGGTGCAGGAACAAACGGTTCTTGTTTTGTGCCAAACAAATCGACACCAGTAGTGCCCAAAACGTCTTGCAAATAATTGAGTTTCTGCTGTTCCGTTTTGCCAGGCAGCGAAGCAAGCCACCGATAAAACTCTTGCTCATCCATAAACCCCTCCTACCCTTGCGCCTGCAACAAAGCCTGCTGCATCTGCAAAGCCAACTGTGCCCGCTCACGCGCCGCCTGAGCCTCCGCCTGCTGACGTTGCGCCAACAACTGTGCCCGAACAAGATCAGCCTGACGTTGACGACTATCAGCCTGCTCCGCACCCAACTGGGCATACATGTCAGGGCGTTGCGCCAACAACGCATCCTCAGCGACCCCACGCTGCAACAAAGCCTGCTGAGCAGCCAACATAGTGTCCTGCAACATTGCAGGAGAACTAACAGCCCCCTCAGCCCCAAACGCCTGCAAAGACCGTTCAGCCGCAGGCTGACGGCCAGCAATCATCCCCTGATAACGTGCCAACAAATCCTGCAACCCCTGAGAACCAGCCGAATACGCACCAGCAACATTCGACCTGGCCTGATTCGCACTAGAAACCAAACCAGCCTGAATGCCCGCATTACGAGCATTCTCGGCAACCAACATGTCATCCAACGCCTTCTGGCGGGCATCAAAACCGCCAGAAACCGCACCAGCAGCAGCAGCCTGGGCATCCAACATCTGCTGATAGGCGTTCTGAACATTCTGATAGTTAGCGATACCACGCCAATTCAACGGATCAGGATTATACGAACCGCCACCGCCGCGAGAACCACCACCGCCACCGCCCGAACCTGGCGTAGTGTCCAAATTCATGTCACCACCAGTATCGACAACAGGCATAGTGGCAGCATCCAAAAGACCCTGTGCGCGTTGCGCCATCACCCAAGAATCATCTGGCCCCATATCGACAGGAACCATCGAATAATCCTGCTTACTGGCAGGATTCGCAGCACCATACCCACGCAAAGAAGGCGAACCAACACGACCAAAACCAGAAGGCATTTGGCCGCGAGGCCCCATATAGCCCCTAGCGGACGGGGAACCCACACGCCCGCCACGATTACGGCGCACAGAAACATCCAACATGTTATCAGGATCAACATTCAAATCTTTCGGTTTCCTAGGCATCAAACACCTCCCAAACCAGTCTGCGACTGGCGTTGACGGTCAAAATCTTCCTGCAACGCCAACAACATGCGACGATACGCCGCCTCACGCCCAGCCCGATCAGACACAAACTGTGCTTCCTGCTGTGCCTGAGCAGTATCCAACTCGCCCAAACCACGCATATAATCATTCACATTATTCGTTAAACTTTCACGCATCACACCCGACTGCACCCCTGAACCCAAACGGCGCGCCCACTGGCCCGTAAACTTCGGGAAACCACGCTGATAGTTGGTGTTCATCAAATCACGTTGACGGCTATAACGTTGCTGACCCAACATGCGCCCAAAATCTTGGGCAGCGTTCTCCTGGCTATATTTGTTTTCCAAATCGGCCCGTCGTGCCGAAAAATCGTACATGCTCATAAAGCCTCCAACAATAGTTCCAACAGTAGTAAGTAGCAAACGTCACGAATAACGTGTCGCCATACGGTAACGTCCAGAAACATCAATAGCATGACCAGAACCAACAGACCAGTTGAACGGAGCCGTACCAGTCACAGCATTAACAATAGTGTAAGTGCCAGCAGAATTCTGGCAGTCAAGATAGATGCTAGACACACTGCCAGTCAAACTGGCGACACCAGGATACCAGGAACCGCCACTATCATAGAAGCCAGCCCCAAACTGTCCAGTTTGGGTAGGTCTTGCAGCATTAACAGGCAAAGTAAAAAGAAGTCTAGTGCCAGCCAAAGTTGTTGTCGTTCCAGTGATAAGACGGGCAGAAAAATCGCAATACCCGTCGCTTCGATGATAGTCGGCCCAGTTCCAAGACCCGTTACCAATAGTAATACCAGTTATAGTAGGAGTCCACAGATTGATAGGTTCAGCAAGAATAACCCAACCCGTACCATCCCACTGCAAAGTTCGCAACGTATTCGTCTCAAAAATCTTGTCACCAGCAGTAGGAGAACCAGGCCGTGTTGTACTGGTACATTTAAAATAGTTTTTGTCAACCTTCGTTGACAAATCAGTTAAACCATCACCAACAAACTGTAACGCTCTACGAACAGCAGAAGAAATATCAGACGAAGAAGGAACCCTATAGCCCATTACAACGCCTTAATAACATAGTTCAACACGATATAGGGTTGCAAATTGTTGTGTGCCCCACCGCCACCAGTAGACTGGCTATTGTTTCCAGCAGCCAAACTATTGATCGTGACCGTACCGCTAGCAGTATGACCATGCTCGGTGATGAAAGACTGTGCCATACCAGCCAAAGTATATCTACCAAATGCTGTACCAGCATCCATAACCATGCCAGGAGGCGAATAAAGAGTTGAAGGAGTAGTCGCAACACCACTAACAAAATCGCCACTACTAAGAGTAGTCAGACGAGTAACCAAATCGGTAGTGTTATCATTCACCGTAACAGTAATACTGCCAGTATGACCATGCTGAATGTCGTGAACATGAGCAGGAATTTCCCCAGTCACCAACGTATGCGTCTTGGCACCACCAGTTTCACCCAACACATCAAACTCGGTCTGTCCAGCATCACGGCCCACAGGAACACGGCCAGACAAGTTCGGAATATTGAACGTCGTAGAACCATCGCCAACACCATACGTTGTACCAACCAAACCAAACAACGAACTATACGTCGTTCTAGAAACAGCCTGCCCCTGACAGAGTAGCCAGTTAGCCGAAGGGGCCGCAGAGCCAGCAAACGCCTGAATAATACCGATAGGCAACACAGCATCCACATATGCTTTACGGGCCAACTGGTTCGCGCTAGTAGGATCAGTGGCGGGGCCAGAAGGCACCGCCGTAAACGCTTTAGAACCATCCAAATGGACAGCGTTCGTGTTAATCCATGTCACCAAATCGGTAAAGTTTTGGTCAACGTTATCAGCCACACTTGGGGTGCCAGCAACAAAGTTATAAGTAACAGAAACATTAGTAGCCATAAATCACCTGTACGCTTTCTCAAAATATGGGACAGCAATACTGTCCACCCACCATCTACTAGAATGGTCAGTTACCTCAAAACGCAACTGGACAGCATTAGAACGCCCCAACGAAGGCAACCTAGCGAACTCGTACACAGGATCAGTACCAGCCCAATTGCTGCCCCAATTATTACCCCAAACCATAGAACCAGCCTGCGCCTGAATCGGTAACGTCAACTGTTTCACCGAACTAGATTCGTTAAAATCGTGAAACACTTTCACATTCAACGTCGCATTATCATTACAAGCAATCGTAATAGTTGGTCGCCGCCAACGTTTCACCAAAGCAGTATCACCCGAAGTGTACCAAGCCATACGATAATAGGCGGGAACCGCCGTAACCGTACCACCATCATCGTCCGCTTCCTGAGCGGCCGAACCCAAATCATATACACGGGCTTTAGAAGGCTGGGTGAACACAATCATGTTCACCCCATCATTATTACGCCGCCACCAAAACATGCTCGTAGGCGTATACGAGAACCGTGTCCAAGCCCCCTTCTTACCGACAGCAGGATCAAACATAAACAAGATACGACCGCCAACAGCGGTCGCCAAACTCACCCACAACCTGTTCTCACCCCACATCACAAGATGCGAACCAGAAGCAGGCAACACCGTCCCATCATACACCACATTGATAATACGTTCACCAATCGGAACCACACCCTGACCGTTAAACGCATACACGTTACCATCACCAGACCACCAATACGCAACACCAGCATTCACCGAAACCGCCCCCTGCGAAGGGCAACCAGTCTGCGTTGAGATACGTTCAACAACAAACGTATCCTTATCGTAACCGTACACGGCAAACACTCCACGATGCTTAAAAACTAGCAACATGTTTTTGAACGGCACCAACGCAGTAATATGATTCGTTTGATCGTCAGGTTCAATATCGAAATAGTCTGCGGCAGCAAAATCCTCAGGTTGCAACGGATGAGAAAAACGCAACCTAGAACGATACCTGGTGCCCGACTCCACCGTATCAGCCCACCACATGTGACCCGAATGGTCAGCAACCAAACGTGCCAACGGCGCATTACCGCCAGTAGGTGCAGTATAATTGTTGTTCACCACATTCGACAACGAAACAAACGCGCTACCAGTCCAATAACGCATCAACAAACTACCCGAATTCAACCAGTTAGCAAAATAAAGCCTATTAGCCCAAGTGACACCCATCACCGTGCGAGCAGGATCAGCAGGATTCGCCGTCACCTGATGCGTATAAGTAGAACCATCAAACGTCCACAAACGGCCCGCATTACTGATACCCCACAACACTTCGGTACCAGCACTGAACTGGCCACCAATATAGCCGCCATCCAGTTCGGCAGCAGAAAACGTGGTACGGAACCCTCGGCGAGAACTGAAACCGCCCCTAGCGTTAAACACCACATCCTGACAATCAGGGGATTCGTTAGCCAACAAGTTTTGGCGTTGCTGATTATTGTTCAACCCGCCACTAAAATCGTTGAAAAACGCGACCTTCAAACCGCTCTTAGCCATAACTATTCCAACATTCCACGCACATAACGAGAGAAACTAGGAACCTCATAATTCTGGCCGCCCATCCTCAAAGGACGACCAGAAAACTCTTTCGTAGTTTCAGATCGCAAAAACCGTTCAACCATATCGTTATACTCACCCAAATACACACCAGCCAACTGGGTGTCCTCCTGGGCAAGAAAATAGTTAGACAACATGAACCAGGCGATAGCCTCATGCAAACTGGCAGGCAAATCAGGAACACTACCAGCACCAGAAGGCCAAGTAGCAGCCCGTCTAGAACCACGCACCGTATACGTCTTACCAGACGTAGACGGCGTAGGGTACACAACCAGATTTTCGGCAGAAATAGTGTACGCAGTAGCAACCTCAGAAGTCATCCCGACAGGTGCCCCAAACGCGATATCGGCATCTGATTCAGTCATATAGATCAGACGGCGACCAAGATTTGTGGTATCAATCACAGCCGCAACCAACTCTAAATCGTTCGTAGATAGCCCCGAAAACGGGTACCTGGGTTGTCCTGCAACAGTGGTCAACGTATAGGACACTGCAAGGTTCGGCCACACGCTACGGCGAGCCAAAATATCGTTGTAAGCAATACGGGCATACACATCCAAAGTTTCGTTCGGGGCATCCACAATATCGGCATCAGCGTGCGAACGAACAAAATCGCGCATCTCCTGCAACGTCATTGTCATAATCAGACCGCTTTCTTCACACGCTTCTTCGGAACAACAACCTCATCTGCTATCTCAGCATACTGATCCAACACCTCATCAAAATCGTCCACCCCAACATACGGGACAGCACCCTCATACACCGAAACCTGAGTATGTGAATAGGCGGGACGGATAACAAACTTGCCAGCCATAGCAGCAGCATCAAACCGCACCTCAGAACCGCCACCAGACCCGTTCTGCTGCCCGTAGGCAGCATCAAACGGTACAGCCCCAGGCCAAGTCACAGTCATATCAGGCATCCTCCAACACATCCTTAGCGTTCGGAACAGCCCACACCAACACTGCCACAAACACGGCATCCACAACAACCATGCCCGCATCCACGTCGATATCGACCCACTTCTTGACAGCACCCAAAACGGCTACCGTCACAGCAGCAACAACCGCTTTACGAACCTTTGCAACAGCAACATTCAAACCCATCAAAACCGTCCTTTACAAAGAGAAACGGGAGGGAGGATTGACCTCCCTCCCGTTAATCAGACGAAACCGTATCTAACTATCAGGGAGTCCAGATAGCACGGCCCAAATGGCGACGGCTGTTCGTACCGAACGTGCCGTAGCAAGTGATAAGACCATACTTTGCGTCACGGTCAAACGGTTCCACGAAACCACGGAACTTCATCCAGTTACCCGACAAGACAGCCAACTTGACGTGGCGACTGTTCAAGAAATACCACTGGGTAGCGGGCATCAGATCAGACCACACAACCTTGCTGCCACGATGCAACAGGTTCATAAAGCCCGCCTCTGCCGTCTTAGCGTCAGTGAACCGCTGGTTCGGCTGCAACTTCGACTCGTAGGTTTCCCACAACAACTGGGTGGTCACCTGGAAATCGCAAGCATCGCCACCATACGACACCGTGTTGTACGCCTTAGAGTGCAAACCAAGACTGTAGGTGGCGGTGGTCGGCACATACGAACGCCAGTAAGCGCCACCAGCAACCGACGAATCAATACCGCCAACATTCGTGACGGTACTGGTGTTGTCGCCAACCAGAAGCGGCAGACCGCCCCACGCCTTACCCGACGACTCGGTGCCGCTATACTGCAACATTGCGGTTTCAAACTGTTCCGCAGCAGTCATTTCGGCGTTCTCCACCTTCGTCTGCAACAACTTGATGACCGCACGATCACCACTGTTCTTCGCTTCCTCCATGCCCGACATGGGGATGAAGATTGCGGCCTGCTTCCACTGGAATTCGGCAGCAGTCACAATTTCCTCACCATGCACAGGAGTCAACGCGTCATAGCCAGAGTAATACTGGAACGACGAGTTAGCCTTATGCATGATCGGGAACACTGCGGACGAACCGCCCTGCGAATCCAACTTGGCAGTGTTCTTGATCCAATCAAGAGCAGCCGACCGCTTAAAAATGTTGTCAACAGCCTTACCGCCATCAGTAAAATACTTCTTAAGGGTAGTTGCAACAATGTTGTCAAAATTAGGGTTACTCATGGTAAACCAACCTTTCTAAATTAGGAACGGGTACGTTCAAACTCGTACTCAAAGATATCTTCAAAAGAATCAAACCGTTTCCAATCATCCTGAGCATCAGCAGCAACACGAGAAGCCCCACGAGAAACCTGCTTCGTAGCCTTACGGGCCTTTTCACGCTGGGCAGCAGCCTGTTCCGCCTTGCGGCGGGCAGCCTCCTGGGCTGCCTGGTCGGCAACCAACTGGTCAGCCTTCCACAACTTGTATGCCTGCTCCATACGCAAACCGTTTTCCAAAGCGATAGGCAAAACGTTCTGTGCATCAAAATCTGGATACTTAGAAACCATAGATTCAAGTTCTGCCTGAACCGAAGCATTCACCCGTTCCTGATCGAATTGTTCCGTCCGCTGACGGAGTTCATCAAGTTCCTGACGTGTACGCCACAACTCGGCAACAATCGGCTGCATCTCAGGATCAACACCTTCCAACGGGTCATCTTCCTGATCTGCCAAACCAAGTTGTTCCTGCAAATAGCGTACACTACCAACAGGATCAACACGGAAAGCCTCTTGCATTTCACGCGCCCAACGCAACGTATCCACATCCGCAGCAACCTGCTGCGTCTTACGAGTATAATCCGCTTGGCGCATATAACCGTTTCGCAACTCGGCCAACGGAACCTCAAAGGTTTCCCCATTCACCGTAACTGGAACAGTTTTATCTTTGATAGAGTCAAAATCGAATCCGTCATCGGTTGCATCTGAAGTAACATCGTCGTCGTCCACCGCATCGTCAACGTCACTGTCAATGTCCAGACCATCAATTTCGCTATCATCTTCACCCCCATCAGGGGTGAAATCTTCGTCGCCCATATACACGTTAGCGTTACGAGACAACGTTTCAACACTATCCGAACCAGAATCACCACCGTCAGACATAACTTCGTCAAAAGCGGTGAGCAAGTCATCAGACATAAATTGTTTCCTTTCAAGAATCCGCCCCAATGGCGGGTGTTCTTAGTGGCAGGAACGGGATTTGAACCCGTGACCTTCGGGGTATGAACCCGACACGCTACCAGACTGCGCTATCCTGCACCGATTTTAAGAAACCAACTTTAACAATCCCAAGCACGCAACGCCTTGTTGATCCGACTATTCGGATCATTCGCCGTCTTTTTGCTTGTCAACTTTTTCTTCATGCCGCGCATCCGCTTACAAAACGATCTACGGCGAGCAGCCTTTGCCGAAGATTTCTTTGCGGCAGCGACCGTGACTGGGGGACGTAACGTCCCACCAGTCTGCTTCTTGTAAGAAGCACGACCCTTAGCGTTCAAACCGCCCTTAGGGTTCTGTCCTTCTTTACGCTGCCACGCTGCACTAGCCATCAGACAAACGCATACCAGGTCGAAACGCCAGCAGCCTCACTGACCTTGATAATCTTACGGGTAGCGTTCGTGGCGGCAGTAGCAGTACCAGTCAACACATCCGTACCAGTCTTAGCGATCGTCAAACCGCCAGCACCACCCGAGAACGTAGTGATAACCGTGCCCACAGGGAAAGCGACAACCGAAGTGTTCGGAATGGTTACCGTGACCGCACCAGCAGCGTTATAGGCAATGAAACCGTCACGATCAGCGATAGTCAACGTGTCAGTGGTGGCCGAAGCCACAATGCGAACACGGGCACGCTCAACAAATCGTTCCTGAACCAGACCGCTTGTATCATCAGAATAAGCCATTGTAACTCCTTAAAGAAATTGAAACATGTTTCCAAACAATAAACAGAAACCGTCACATGACTGTCACATGGACGGCGGCAAACCTGGCGGCATCCCCTGAGGCAGCATACCAGGTGGCATACCTGCACCCATCGGTTGCTGAGGTGGCATCAAGAACGATGCAGGGTCTTTGATCCCGAAACCGTTACGCAACACATGTTCAGCCAACTTTGACGCATCCACCACACCAGCCGAAATAAACGGGGCCATAGCATCCAACATTTGCATAGCCGACTGGCGACGGAACGACTCATTCATCGGCTGCGTACTACCAGCCTCAACCACAAAATCGAACTCGCCCTGAACATCCTCACGACTATAAGCAACCCACTGCACACTGTTATCTGGGCCAACAATTTTCGCCACCTGATCGGTAGACAAAAACTCTTGACACAACTGGACAGTACGCTGAGCAACCTCACCAATAGCACGCTCAACCTTAGCCAACTTGTCTGCACTACGAGCATTTGCCCCGTCCTGAATCATGGCGGCCTCAGTAGCGGTGCGTCGAATCTCCGACGCACCACCACGATCATACTCGGTCACAGCCGTAGTACGATCCATGTCATCCAAAATCATGGCAGTCTGATTATAGAACTCGGGAGGCAACGAAGAAGTCGCAATCGGAGCAATAATATCACCAAACGGGGTATCGGAATCAATCGGAATCATCGCATTATCATCCGACGACATGAGAGCAGCCAAACCGTCAGGCCCAATCTCATCAGGCTTATACATATACATGCGACGGAACCGTTTACGGTCATTCACCATCTGAGTACGAGTCAAAGCCAACTCCATCTGCAACGGCAAAATCGACTCTAGATCACCCATCGGATACAACTTCTCAGGAATCTCATAGTTAGCCAAAAACACGAAAGGATGGCCGAAAGGATACTCGAAATCCTCAGGTTTCTTTAGGAACAGGTCACAACCCTCAGCGAAAACACACACCTTTTCTTCCAACAGGTCATAATATTCCCAAACAACCACAAATTCTGCATCCTTGCCACGTTCCTCACCTTCAAAGGTGAGATCATAATCCTTTTTGGCGGCAGACATGGCGGTGCCCTTAAGTTTCTTGCGTGCCTTAGCGTCCCATTCCTCTTTTTCGCGGGCTTCTTCCAACGGGACATACATGCGTTGCGCGATCCAGCGAGGATTCTTCAATCTGGTCGCATCAGGATCAAAATAGATATCGAAAACCGATACACGTTCCAAACAAGGCCGATCTTCTTTCGCCACAACCCGTGTCGTGGCGACACTAGCAATGATTTCTTCATCAGAAGGGAACGTCACATCAATGCCAGCAGCCTGAGCCTGCTGGCGGGCCATATTAGCCTCCATCAACGCTTCCTGAACGGCAGCAGTCCACTCGTCCCGAGACAACTCGACTTCTTCCTCATCAAGAAGCCAAGTGTTTTTTAGCACACCCAACCCGAGAATAACAAAATCTTTCACAGCCAACTTCATTTCCTCATGGAAATCGTAATGCTGCCAATAATAGTTAGACACAGCCTCCACAACCTGTGCCCGTTCCGCCGATTCAGGTGTGCGGGCAGTCACCGTAATCTTCGGATAGTTCACCATCACACTCGGAATGATAACGTTGGCGGTAGAAAACATCATGTTGGGGGCAACAATGTCGTTATAGCCCGAAAGTTCATCATAATCGTACTGGTTGGCGTACATTTTGATGATCTTCGCCCACTTCTCATCATATTTAGCGTTCTGCCGCCACTTCATCGCCTTAGAAACACGGCCATAACATTGTCCAACCGAATATTCGTGACGGTCACCTTCCGAAGAAGTATAAGAAACCTTCTGCATGTCGCCATCAAACATGTTTTCCATCAAGAACCAACCTTACTTGTCGAAACTTTCTCCAACTTTTTGATACTAGCAGCAGAAGCCCCATTCCACCCCTTACCAGTCTCGGCAGGAACAGGATCAAACCCTGCCGCCCTAGCCTCAGAAACCGCTTTACGGGAACGTTCAGCCTCAGTGCCATCATGGAAATATTGTTTACCGCCCTGAAAGGCGGTACGAATCGTTTTGGAACGGCAAGCAAAACACCAATCAGGAGTCGTACAGTCAGAATTGTATCTGTCAGACGGCCAAACACGTTCACAACGGGCACACACAATCGAATCATCCATCACCAATAACCCCCCAAACGTCACAATAATCTAACTAACGGTTACACCACAGGAGAAAGCCCAGAATTATTATTCTTCGCTTTATCCAACCGTCGTTCCCACCACGAAAACGAACCCTTCACCCTAGAAGCATCCGTTTCCTGCAACGGACGCTCAGTCCGAGCATACTTCAAACCCTGAACAGCCATCGCCAAAGACATAACACAGTCATCATGCGGACTACCAGACATGCGACCATTCTGATCCCTGGTGAACGTCTTAAGTTCATGGATCGTTTTACCATGCGGCACATTATCCAAATCACGCAACCATGCACCCAACTCGTCCACCATCAACGGTTTCGACGTAGCCGTAGTCAACCAACCCAACGATTCCAAAGGCCGATCCGATTTCTTTGTGAAAGTACGACGACGATACAACCACTTATATTTCACACGTTGCAAAGCCTTAAGAACAGTTAGACCGTGATTGTTCACTTCGGGAACAATCAACGCATTCCGATAAAACCAGCCGATAGCAGGCAAAATTTGTTCCCCAAAAATATCTACATCCACACGCCCAAACCAGCACGCCACAGGTTTCCCCGTATTCACACACACAACCCAAGCCACAGTCGCATCCCCATGCTCCTTACCTTCGGCGATATCGGCCCCAACCACATACGTCCACCTGTCCGTATCATTCGGGGCCTCCCACACCATAAACGGGCCACCCTCAAACAACGAAACATCATTCGGTTTCGACCCCAAAATAGTGAACTCGGCAGGCTCAACAGCCTGGAAGCGACGCAAAATTTCTAAATTGAAAACAGGATTACCAGACCCGATAAACGCTTCCTCAGCATTCGACGGATACTCCTGATGCAACTGCCACAACTTGTTAGCCAACTCATGTTTCTTCTGCTCATACCATTCAGTCGTGCGGTCATCGACCGCCGACCACGGAAAAAATACGGCATGAAACCCGTTATCCCCAGCACAAGCACCCAACCACATCTCATGAAAAAAGGTGCCCTCACCATTCGCAGTAGACAAACCGATAGCACGCCCACCCAAATCAATCGTAGGCTCAACACTAGCCCACGCACCCTCAGGATTCGTCAAAAACCCCCACTCATCCAACACCACCAAAAACAATGACTCGCCACGGGCAGGATCATTAGCAGACGGCAACGACTGGATAACCGAATCGTTATCAAACGTCATCACCTGACGGGTACGATCCAACAGTTTCGGGCCACGCAACCGAACCCACTCAGGCATATTACGAAAACCATACCTGGTTTTCGCCAGCAAAGCCACCGACTCACGTTCCGTCCTAGACAGCAACGCAATCTGCCTGTCAGACCAACCAAACGCACACCACAACGAAAACGCAGCCACCAACGTAGAAAACCCGATCTGACGGGCCTTCAAGTTAATGTTCTTACGATACTTGATCCACGCCCAAGCAACCTCCGACTGGGCAGGCCGCAACCTGAGAGGCAGACGGCCCTTACCAGGAAACTTGATAAACAAATTTGCTTCACAAAACTGGGTGAAACCATCATGCAAAACCTGCACGATATCATCATCCAACTCCGCTTTAGTCCAATCCACCTCGATTTGGGGGAACCAGGTACGCCAAGCGATCTCCTGCTCAATCTCGGAAATACTCCAAGTAACCTTCTGCTTACGGGCACGTTTAATCTCATTAGCAGACCGTTGCACCTCATGCAACGGTGAATGCGGAGAAGGCATCAAACCACCTCAGAATGCTGACGTTTCGCAATCTCAATAGCAGCAGCCTCAGCACGCTCCGCCAAAGCCAAATCACGAACACGCTGCAATTCATCCAAACTCAGATCAGCAATCGTGTCCTGCTCCAAATCTTCCACAATATCCAACACATCACCAGAACGCCCAAACTGGCCCATCACACCAGCACCCTTCATCCACACCTCAGCCATCCGAACATCCTTCTTCAACATGGCCTGCTCAAACACCATATCCAAAATTTGGCGCACCTTCTCAGGAGAACCAGCATTCTGCAACGAACAAAAACGGATCGCCTCAACAATCCGAGGGTCTTTAGACCACTTCCAAATCGCCTGCCGAGAAACCCCCAACACCTCACCCAACTCGTCAATCGACTGAATCTCACGCTCCGCAGGAGGCGTCGCATACCAAATCACATACGCACGCTGACGCGCATTCAACTCCCGCTGCTTACGCTCAGTTTGAGCCACCGTAGGACGACCACCCTTATTCACCTGAGAACCCACAAAAACCTCCCAAAAAGAATCTCACACAAACCCGCCAAACCCGTCACAACGTAAACCCCCAGAAACGCCCCCGAGAGGGGGGCGAGCGCAACAGGGGGGAGAGACAAAACCAGAAACACACACCAAAACCGCAACCAACTAGGACACGCCCGAAGCGCAAGCGAAGGGCGAACAACGTACCAAAAACACAAAAGACACACCCACAGGTGTGTCCACAAACCAGCACAACCATAAATTTTTATAGACCCCCCCGACACCGTACAACCATACGTTTGCCTCACGCTCACGCTAAAGGCAAACAACAATAAACAATACAACAATAATTATCCACCGTAACACCAGCACAAACCCCATGCCGCCACAAAACCCCAGGTCACAAAACCCGACCAAACCACTCAACAATAAGAAAAGTTACACAAAAGTCACACAACAACCACCCACAGCACACAAAAAACCACACAAACAGACAAGTACGGAACCA